GCGGTCTCGTCCATCTTGTAGCCATCGGGGAGCTTGAAATCTTCATACTTCTCCGGTGCGCCCGCAGGAGGCTTCTCACCTTCGGGCTCCTTAACGGGAGGCTCTGGGTCACCCTCCCGCGGAGCTGGCTTCTCTTCAGGCTTCGGTTCCTGCGTGAGGAACGAACCGCCCTCAGGCTTCGGAGCCGGGCTCGCCGAAGGGGTCAAGCTCCCCGGATTCTGATCCTTCAATTCCCCGGTCGGGGTCCGGGCTTCCGCTTGGTTCCCATGAGGAGGTTCGTTCGTCGTCATGTCGGTCATCTACGGCTTCCTTCTGGCTGGTCTCTTGCATCATTTGGACGTACTGAGTGGGGCAGTGGGTTATGACATCGGCGAAGAGCTGCTTGCCAACGCTTTGACGGCCGAGGTTCCATGCGGTTGCGTCTGGGGCTGAGCGGACGAAGGCTTCGCCGAAGACGTAGCAGGAGTTGAGGTGGGCGTGGAGCCATTCGCGGCCAGCGGTGTCGGACATGATTCGTTTGATATAGGCAATGCGATTGGCTTCTGCCAACTTCGCCGCCTTCTCTGCTCGGCGGATGTCTTTGCGGTTCGAGAAGTCACTCACTTTCACTCCATGTGCGAGAGAGGAGAAGGGCGCCTGGCCAAGCGGCCAAGTAGGCCCGGACAGATTCTTGGATTTCGGCAACTGGCATTCCGAGCGGGGCCAGGACTTCCACACGAACGAAGCCGTTGTCGGCTGGGACGTTGTAGACGGCTTTGTGTTGCTTGAGCTGGGTCATCCCTGGATCATTCTCTGGACAAGGTTTTGGCCGCCACCGACGTCGATGTTTGCGGCGTTGGCACCAGCCTTCGACAACGTTTCGGCGGACTGAAGGGCTTGCTGTTGCTGTTGCTGCGCGGCACGTTGCTTGCGGATTGAGACAAGGTCGGCGGGAGAGCGAATAATGCGCGGATCGGTGGCAAGCATCTTGGCGTAGATGTCGAAGGCCATGTCGAAGTCGATGTTGTCGGTCACGGCTGGGTCGATGCCGGCCATGGTAGAGGCCATCTGGAGCATGCGCTCGATGGAGCCAGCCATTGCGGCTTGTTGAGAGGTTTGGAGAATGGAGACGAACTCGGCGTCGACGTTTTGGCCGGCGATTTCTGGAGGGGGATCCGGCAATATCCCAGCACGGGACATGATGCCCCAGACACGATCGATGGTCGGGATTAGGACCTCGAAACGAAGACGATCCAAGACGGGCCCGAGCATGACCAAGCTTTCCGACTTCCGCATGTCCCATTCGACCGCGGTGATGTTGGAGCGGGTTTCGAATTGCGAAGCGACTTGGAAGAGGTTGTTGAAGAAGGTGTCTTTGATCCGGGCCTGGACTTCTTTGATGTCTTCGGTGATGGCAGTGATGTCGGGTTTCCATGAGCCGTAGGTGGGCTTCATGCCATCGTTGCCGGTGGTCATTAGACCTTGGAGGAAGGTGATGCCGCCTGGGAGGAGGGAAGCGGGTTGATTTTTTAGTTGGGCGTCCGCCACCAATGGCGGGTTAATACCTTTGTCGATTCCCTGAGCCTTGCGCCGGGTCTCTTGTTGGAGCTGTTTAATATCCGGGAGAGCGTCCATACCCGGAGAACGACCATATGGGTCGTTGGCCACAAGGTCCCAACGGCCAACAATAGCTGCACGCTCGTTAAATCCTCTCTTTCGAAGGAAACCTTTTGCGATAGTGCCGCCCTGCGGTGTCGTAGACCCACCCCATTCCCAAAAGGTTTCGCGGTAGGCGAAGTGTGGAGGGATGCCGTATTTCTCTGGATCGGTGTTGGGTTCGATGGCATGGGCAACAATGATCTCTCTGGTTAGGCCAGCGCCAGAGCGGAGGTCGTAGGCTTGCTGGACGGCGGAGGAGCAGTTCTCCCAACCAAATTCGTCGACGGTCTGGGAGATGGTGTAGGTGAATTCGCGATAGAAGACGACGGGTCGGTACTTGCCATCGATGTCAACGTAGTATTCGCCAAAGCAGGGGTTGATGCAGGAGATGACGTTGTCAAAGTCTTCGTAGATCAGGAGGACGGCCGTGCCGAAGACAACTAGGTCGAAGAGGAAGACGGCCATGGCGGTGTAGAAGCCACTCGCTGCTAACACAGCATAAGTGAGGTCTTCACAGGCTTTGAGCCAGATGGGGATTGGGCCACTAGCCGTACTATCCACCTTGCCCCATTTGTAACGAATCCACGGCCGGGTCGGTGGGCAGACACCGGAGAAGATGCCTGCGGCAAGGTTGCGGGCGGCAAGGGTGCCGGTGGAGTCGAGGATGTGTTGGTTGATAGGTGAGCCGCGGCTCTGCTGATTTTGAGTGATGAGCCATTTGTACCGGCGGGGCAGAATGAAGTCAGCGAGTTCGCGGGCATGCGTCCACCAACTATATCTATTGGTCCTCATGCCCAAGAGGCGGCCCTGTTGGAAGGTACGAAGGCGTTCGTCCGAAGCGGAGCCAGTGTCGGTGTTGCGGGCGAATTGACGGTGGTCGGTGAGGGCGTTCACTGAGCAAAGCTCCTCAACTTAGTATTTTCAGTTTCGTTAATTGGTTCATATGGGTAAATTTTACATGCATCACACTTCCACCTATGACACTGAACGGTCTGTGTTCGTGCAGGGGTGTAACAGGGCCATTCACCCATATAAGACATATCATTGTTGCATGTCAGACATTTGCGGGTCATTTCATCACCCTCATGTGTTTGGAGCCTCGCGGCCGTTTGCCGGTTTGGAGAGGGACCCCGGCCGGCGCAGGCGAGGAGAGGTCGCCTTGCTGGTGCAGGTCCGCGGCCGCAAGGAGGAAGTTCTGTGGATCGATCCCTGCGCCGGTCTGCGCTTTCGCGAGTTCATCAGGAGGGAGCATGGGGGCTTGTGGCATCTTACTGCCCCACCAACTGCTTCCCACCACCGTCGGTGCCTTGGGCTGGCAAAGCGCTTTGATTGAGGAACGAAGGCGTGGCCGATTTCTTCCCTGGCTTCTGGCCCGTAGGGGACTGGGCGAAGACGGGTGGGGGCGGAGGTGCGTTGGGGAGAGTGGGCAGGGCTGGTTGCTTTGGGGCGTCCATTGAGATCATTCTGCGGCCTCCATGAAGGCTGGGGAGAAGGGATCGTATTCGCTAATGTGCAGGACGGGCTGCGGACCCTCCCGTCCTGCATTCGCCGAAGGCGCAAGTGGCCCGCCGAAGGTCAGGCAGAGGGCGTCGAGGTCATCCAAGAGAAGGCCTGGGTTGTCTTCAAGTAGGTCCTCTTTGGAGATCAGAAGAATCTCGTCCTTGTTGTTGAAGGTGTAGCGGATTGAGAGCATCGCGGTTCGGAGGTCAGAGTCGTTCGGGAGGATGCCGGTCTTGAGCCAGGCGCGGAGGGCACCGTGCATGGCTGCACGTTTGTTGGCGTACTTCTCCCCCATCGTATTTGAGGCTAGGCCGGTGATATCGTCCTTGCCGCCGAACTGAACTTCCCACACATAGAGCTGCTTGGCGCGGCAGTTGTCCACCACGCCACCACCCACGCCACCGCCGTCTATGAAGATTCCATCGGGGTGGAGTCGGGTCCAGGTGTCGAAGACGTTGTTGGCAAGCTCAACGGTCGATATTCCATTGTACACTTGGCGTGCAATCGAACGTGCGTCCCGTCCCTTGCGTGGGAAGATGACAGAGTTATTTCGCCCATAGCGGGCGACATCCACCCCCAGAGCAAGGGGCCAAGACGCGTCGACGAAGACTGTTCGCTCCTCTGACATTGCGGCGTCGATATCTGCGGCATTGAAGAACTCCATCAAGCCCTGACGGGGGAATTGGCCCAAGATGCGGATGCGGACGTAGTCGTTATCGAGACCGCCGTAGGCGCGGATGAGGGCCTCGATTCGCTTCTTGTTCGTGATCGGCACCTCGCGGGAGTCGATCTGATTCGTGTGCCAGAAGGAATTGAACTGGCCCCCCTCGAAGCATTCGCGGAAGCGGCCGAAGTTGCGGGTGGGATTGCCGAAGGCTAGCCAGATCAGCTGGGTGTCCGCGTCCGAGAAGGCGCCTTCGGCAGTTTCCCAAATGATGTCCTCGATCTCCGATGCTTCATCGAAGACAAGGATCAGGCGGTTGCCCTTGTTGTGCAATCCGGCGAAGGCCTGGGGGTTGGTCTTGGACCAAGGGATCATGTCGATGCGCCAAGTGCGTTCGCGGGAGGGGTCTTTGGAGAGGAGGGAGGTGGCCTTGAGTTCGAAGTGTTCGCGGATGATCGGCCGAAGGAGGTTGAACCATTTGCCCAACTCAGCCCAGGTCTTGGTCTTGAGCTGGGTTTCGGTATTGGCGGTAACGACGCCGCGACAATCGGGGAAGGTGGTGAAGGCCCAGAGGACGAGCTGTGAGACTGTTGTGGACTTGGCAATGCCATGGCCCGACGCGGTGGCTTCCATTATCGCTTCATCCACGGTCAACAGTCCGACCCGTATCCGCTCCATCAGCGCTATCGCCCAAGGCATTGGCCCGGTGAAGGCTTCGAGTGGCGTGCCGGCTTCGCCCCACGGGAACGCCCCCATCACCCAGGCGTAGGGGTCGTCCCGGACCTCCGCCAGCCATTGAGCGAGGGCTTGTTCCATCC